TTCGTCGGCCAGCGCCTTCGGATCGACGCCCTTGCCGAGATCGACATTGGTGTTGGCGATCGGCTCGGTGGAACCGGACGCCGCCGGGGCCGGATTGCTCTTCATCTGCGCGATGATCGCCTCCGCGTTCGCATGGCTGTTGGCGAGCAGGAATGCCGCCGTCGACGGGTTGGCCTTGCCTTCCTCGCTCGCCATGACTGTCGACATGCGCGCGTTGGCGGCGGCGAAGCCCTTCGCCTCGGCTTCGGACATCAGCGCGGTAACGTCGCTCGCGGCGACAACCTGCTGGACATCGCCGCCCTTGGCGTCCGCGCCCTTGTCATCGCCGGCATCGCCCTTGTCGGACGTCTTGTCGGCGCCGGTGTCGGCAGGCGCATCGTTCGAAGGAGGGGAGGCGTCCGAGCCACCTTTGCCCGGCTCGGGACCGGCGTCGGCATCGTTGCTGTCGTCGGCGGCAGCGGCGCTACCGGCAGCAAGTGCGGCGACGGCGGCGCGGGACATTAGCGAAAACTTCATGGCAACCTGGCCCCTTACATTCGAGCGATCTTACGCTCCAGTTTCATCCAAGCCTCCGGCTCGGAGAGAACGTCACTGACTAAGCCGGTGGCCAAGGCTCGACCGCCCGTATAGACGTCCGCGTTCGTTTCGTGAACCGATTTTTTTGAGATGTTGCGATACCGCGCAACACGGTCCACGAAAACTTCGTCAACCTCGTCGACGAGAGCCTGGAATTTGTCGATCATCTCGTCATCCAGAGGCTCGAGCGAATTGCCTCGCATCTTGCGCGATTTCGAGCGGAAGATGTTCACGGCGACGCCCTCTTCCTCGAGCGCGCGGCTGACTTCGGCGTGGATGATAACAGCGCCGATCGAGCCGACCATGCCAAGCTGGGGCACGAACACCTTGTCCGCGGCCGCGGCGAGCGCGTAGCTGGCGGACAGGGCGCTATCGGCGGCCATCGCCCATATCGGCTTACCCCCGAAGCGCGCGCTGTTCGAATAGATCGCGTCGGCGAGGTCGAACAGGCCGTCGACGGTGCCGCCGCCCGAATTGTGCGGCATCCAGATCGCGCGCACCGCATCGTTCTCGCTCGCATGGAGAAGCTGGGTCCACAGGCCGTCATAGCCCGTTGCGCCCGAATATGGCCCGACGCCCCAGGACCGCCGAAGCGTGCCCTGCACCGGCAGGACCGCGATTCCGCTTTCGGTGAGTTCGTATGGCAGGCAATCGCCGCGATGCTTCGCGACGCCCGAATGGCTCGAAATCTTCGATTTCTTCGCGCGCGCTTCCAGCCGGCCGAGTTCGGCGAGATCTTCCATCCCGCGCGCGTCGATCGTTTCGAATTCCGTCGACAGCGATCGGATGTCCATCTTCCCAGCCAGGACGGCGGCAACCATAGCCGCGTGCGCCTCGCTGACGAGATGCGGGCGGTTGAAGACTTCGCCCATGACGAAGGGTAGGTGTTGCGAGGCCATGTCTATGCTCCCGGTAGTGTGACGAAGGCGTTGGTATCGTCCTCGTCGACAATGCCATCCCCGTCGCCGTCGCGCTGTTGCTGCGGCTGGGATGGGCTGTTGTTCTTGTTCGTGCCCTCGTCGGGATCGATCGTGCCTTCGTCCTCTTCGGCGCCGGGTGTGCCAGGCGCCAGCGGGTCGAGGATGAAATCTCGCTCTTCGGCCATCGCGCGTTCGTTCTGGATCTCGTCGAACACGTCTTCGATGTCGCGGCCGCGCTGGGCGATGATCTCTTCGCGGCTTTCGATGCGCGCCTCGAGCAACATCTTGGACGCCTTCGCTTCCTTCTCCGGATCGATCTGCGGGAAGCCGGGGCCGGTCCACAGACACGCGGTCCACGCTGCGCGATACTCGTCGAAATCAGGCACGCCCGCCGGCAATTCCAGCCGACCCTTCTTCCACGCCTCTTCAATGACGGCGCCGTAGATCAGCGACAGGACATGCTGCCCGAACCAGAAGCGCAGGCGCATGATGCCCTGCCAGATGTCGAGCAACGCAGCGCGCGCGGCCGAATAGTTCGCGTCGGAGAAATTCTTCGCGATCTGTTCGAAGCTGATGCCGACGCTCGAAGCGAAACCGCGCAGGAAGCCGTTGCGGAAGACCGAAGGATCCTGAATGGCGCGGTTCACGGCACTCATTTTGATCTGATCGCCGGGCGGCATAACCGGAATGCGCGAGCCGCCGACGCGCATCTTGACGCCGTTGTAGTAGCCCAGCTTCTTTTCGAACAAGCCCCAGCTATCGGTAATCGCATCGGGCAGCGGGGCGTTGAGGTTCTGCGCAACCGACCGCGTAGAGCCTTCCGATTGGATGTATGTGGCGAGCACCTGGTTGATCGTGGCCGCGCCGAGATAGGCGTCGTCGAATTTGTCGAGCATGCCCGCTTGCTTCAGGATCGTCACCAGCGTCGACACGCCGCGGATCTGGCCGGCGCGCGTCTTCACGAACCAGTTGAAGCCGACCGGCCGGCCGGTATCGGTCTCGCGCGGAACCATCTCGAAATCCATGTCCGACGGGTTCGTCAGCGTTTCGGACGGGTGCTTCTTGCGGACGAAGGTGCCGACACGGCGCCCCCAGCGATCGAAGATGAAACCGTCGCGGACGTTGGGATTGTCGACCTTGTTGCTCGGCGTCTCGATGCGATCCGGATCGTAGACTTCGACGAAGGTGGCCCAGCGGTGGCGGTAGGCTTTCGCGCGATCTTCGTCGTAATGGATTACGCCGGCGCACTCACCGTCCGGTCCCGAGATCTGGCGAAAGAGCATCCATGCCAGCCCGCCAAAGTCGTAATGCCCTTCGGCGTCTTGCAGAAGGCGGGTGTCGTAGGCCCAATTCTTGAATTCACGCTCGAATACCTTGCGGATGCGCGTCTGTTCTTCGGGATCGGTGATGCCAAGCACGTCGAACGACGGCGTGGCGCGGACCATCAGCCGCGGCCCGACAACCATGTCCGCCTTGCGATCGAGGCCGCCCCGAATGTGCTCGCTGTAGCGCTCGACATCGCGCGCCGAGCGGACGATGTCGCGGCGCGCCATGCGGCCTTCCTTGGCCGCCGACATCAGGGGCGGGGTGGAGAAGACCTGGCCGGGGAACGATTCCATGTTCCGGAAGACGCGTCCGCCCATGCTGGCGGCCAGCGTTTCCTGCGAAGGGAGCGCGAGATCGAGTTCGGCCATCATCCAATCTCCACGGGGATCGCGCCACCGCCGTCGCCGACGGGCAAGCCGCGCTCGGTCGCTTCGGTGTAGAGTTCGCGCAGTTCACGACGCGCTTCGCCGACATTGCCGGCCGTGTATTCGATCCGGCGCCCCTCGCCGGCGACGACGCCCACGCCACCGCCGATCGCCGCCTTCTTGATCGCAGCGCGATACTCGGCGATCTCGGCGACAAGCTGCTCGTCGGTTAGGTCTGCATACGGCCGCATGATCGCTCCCTAGTTCGTGTCGGCATTGATCTGTGCCAGCCGATCGAAGACGTCTGTCGGCGCTCGTAACACATCGCCAAGTCCCTGTCCCCGTGCTTTAGGCGTCGCCCATTCGGGAAGCTGGCCTTCCCAATGCTTCGGATTGTCGGCCTTCAGCGCCTCGCGCGCAACCTCGCAAGCGACATAGCCGTCCCACGTCTCGTTCCGGACGCGGTGCTTCACCCATTCCCCGTTCGTGTAGCGCTCGGCCGTCAGTTCGTAGACGTAGAGCGTCATCATCTTCTGGAAGGCGCGGCGATCGATATTGCTGTCGACAGGCGGGAGCACGGGGATGTGCATGCGGCCCGGCCCCGGTTCCTCGATCTTCATGCGCGCCGCGATGATCTTCTTGACCTCGCTGACGTTGGGGTAGCGCTCGTAGACAGGGAGCCATTTCTTGCCGAAATCGTCCAGTTCGACCAGCTTCGACTTGCCATAGGTCTCGCCCTTGTCGGAGCCTTGCATCAGCATCACCTGATACGGCTGGACGAGGCGGCCTTCCTGACGCGTCAGCAGCTTCGACAACCATTTGCGGCCGTTGTTCGTCACGCCCGGCTGGCCCGAGTTGTTCACCACCGTCTTTGCGATCGGCATGAACAGTTCGTCCATCCCCGCTTCCTTGCGCTGGGGGTTCGATTGCAGCGGGTAGCTGGAGGCGATCACCGCCTCTTCGATGACGTCCCAATCGTCCAACCGCATCGCCGGATCGATGTCCTCGAAGGCGGTATGCGTGCCGAATGCCGGCCATTGCTTGATCGAGTAGCGATCGATCAGCCAGCTTTCGCGATTGAGGCTCCAGCCGATGACGACGACTTCGAAGCGATCGCCCTGGACGTCGACGAAGGCGGTCAGGAACATGACGCCGGCGGGGACGGACTTCATGGGATAGCCGGACGCGAGGCGCGTTTCGACGATCCGCGGCGGATCGATCTGCTCTTCCGCCTTCGTCGAGCGCGGCGTCTCGCCCAGCTTCTTGACCACGACTTCGCGAAAGTGCGTCTCGACGCCCGTCGCGTCCAGCGTCAGCTTGGCGGCGGCCCAATCGCGCGCAGTCTCGTTGAATTTCACGAACGGCGCCATGAAGGCGTGGATGACGAAACCCATCTGCGCGGCGACGCGCGCCTCGCCCTTGATCGTGCCGTTCGGCAACCATTCCTGGTGCGGCT